TTGCATCAAACCCTTCAATGGCCTTGGGCATCATGAACTTGCTACTCACATATGTGGGGTAATCACCCTGCTGTTCCACCTTGATCTTCAAGCTACTGCCTTTCTCAGACAAATCAAAAATACGTGGACCCAGATCTTCGGAGCCTTCACCTTCAATGGCATCCATAATAATCTTATGAAGCTGTTTGCCATAACGAAGAATCATTACCTTGCCATTATTTTCTTCATTAACAGGATCATTGATGATATAAGCATTGACAAGCCACTTCTCTGAACGGATTATTGCACGTGCCTTATCCTTTTCTTCCTGAGTGCCAGTTCTTAAGATTTTGTACCTGGCTTCGGCAATGGGATCCTTAGCACCAAAGGTAGAGGGACTGACAACTGAGACATATTGACCAGTACTGAAGCTGTTCCAGCCAAAGGTATAATAATGAAAGAAAGTTTTGCCTGGATCATCCATATTCGGTAACAATCTTACCGTGTATGTGTTGCCAGGCTCAAATCTAAGAATTTGATTATTCTTGGCTACATTTGTTGTTTTGTTGAGGGCAGTGCGTATACTTTCGAACATTGATGTTGTAATTGAACTCATACTATGATTGTATATGGAGAATAAATTAAATCAACTACCATTTTACCTTTTCTCGATTTTTTCTAATCCGGAAACTGCTAAATGCTTGGCTTTAATACTATTGAAGAATTTGGTTCTAAACACAGGCATTTGATCATACATATCGCTGATGGTGAATCTAGTAATGTCTGGATCACAGTTTTTTAGTGCTGACTCAAACATGGAAAAAGCAAACAAATTGTAGACACTTATGAATCTCTTTTTGAGATGTATCAAGAAGCTAAACTGAGTACCTTCTTTGAAGCTCACATATTCTGAAGTTGGTATATTTTTGGATATGCAGAATTTTTTAATAAATTTCAATCCTTTTATAATATGATTAAGATGGTAGTCGCTATCCGGTGACAAGGATAGCTGCTTCTTCATGTACATAGAATATATTTTAATGGCTTTCTGTGAGGTGTAGAAAGAAAGATCAAAACCACTCTCGCCAGGATAAATTGTATAGGGCGCATTAAAAAAATCAAAGATATCTATATGTCTGTTTCTGGTGAAAAGATTCTTAAGTTTCATAGTATACGGGTATGATGTAGAGTCTTCAAAACCATCCCAATGTTTCCGGAGTCTATATGGTAGACTTTGTTTGGATCTACTAATCTTTAGAAATGCGTTGTATATGATCTTTTCGTCAATCATTTAAGAATATCTTTGGCCTTGGGACTATTCAAAAACTTCATAATGTACTTGCTCTTGTACAATGTAGAGTCAAATTCTAAAAACGCTTTAACAGCTGTGATATCATCATCAATATCTAGTATACTTCTGAATAACTCTCTTACTTCTTTTTCTTGCAGATAGAGCAGTAATATATTTGCTAGGTTGTATTTTTTATTAGTGATGAGACAGAAGTAGCTGCAAAACATTCTGAAAAGATGATCAGACTCTACTTGGGTTATATTGGGGCAGTTCATAGTTCAATAAAGTTTTTAGTAAATTCTAGAAATTTGTCATTTATGGGCCCGCCTGCTGCAAAGTCATGGCCAGATCCTCCACAAATACTATTAGCCACTTCTTTGCAACTGGCGCTGGATGTCCTTGATCTTCTAAAGCTTACCTTCATGTGCTTAAGATTTATGACCATAGACATGTCAGATCCAGTCTTTTTAATCAAATAATCGGCAATATCATTAATCCCGAAATCCGCAAATGCAGCAGAGAATTTGATATTGCTGCCATTTAGCTCGTAATTTGTAGTGTATATTTTTAATCCTTTTATAATTTCGGTTAACCGTCTGATGTAAATGTTAACTGAATTTTGTTGCAGGTTATTAAAACCTTTGAATCCATTAAAGAAATCGTTATAAAACTTATCCACCCTGTTGCCTGAGTAGCTGCTAAAAAGATAATTTAATTTCTTAGAATTTTCATTCTTGAGAGTGTAACTATCATAATCATCTACCAAAGCTAATAAAAGTCTTTCGTGTTCATTTAAATTAAAGCCATATTTTTCCTTGAGAGACCTATACAAGAGAAGAGAATTGCTTGAACATTCTTTCAAATAATTCTCACAATGAGTCAAACTTGGAGCCTTCTCTATGCTGCATTTGTGATGATCACAAACAAATACATTATTATAATTAAAGAAGGAATAATCTTCACAAATCTCCAGATCCAGTGTATAAATCTTTTCAAAGTAAAAAATCTTAGGCAGTACAGTCTTTTTCCAATAATCACTAAAAGCTGCCTGGGAGATAGGCCTCACAGGCAACTTTCTATTTAAATATTTGCAAATTAACAGATAGCTCATGGCACCGTCTAGATCTGCATGAGTAATACAAAACTGTTTTTCGTTCATGTTATTCCACCTAAGCTGGATAATGTTCTGGTGAAATCTTTTGCCTCATCACTCTCATTGATAGTTTCATCTTCTGAGATAGTGAGTGTGCTGTAATCGATCTTTAGTGCAATGCTACCAAAATTAGGCCCAAAGCGATTTTTGCTCATGCCCAGATTGATAAGACCCAATTCCTTGTCTTCATCTTTTTGCCAAATAGACATAATTGAATCAGCTGTAGTGGCCAGTCCAATACTCTCAGAGATCGTTTCAAGTCCTGGATTGTCTATATTGAATCCAGACCTATTAAGCTGTGTTGCAGAGATAATAGGGCAATTAATTTCATAACTTATGGCTCTCACCTGTTGTGCGCAATATAAAATACGCTCATAGCTATTATTGCCAATAGAGCTGCCAAGAAGGTTGAGATAATCTAGAACAATGGCATCCAATTTAATACCTTTTTGGCTCAACTTCAACAGAAAACCTTTCAACTGCTGAGGTGTTAGCGTGGATGGTGGAAACTCCTTAATAATAATCTTACCGGGCTTTTCTTTACCAATTTCATTAATTTGTGACTTAAGAGTTTCAGATTCTTCCTTGAGTCTACTCAGAGGTATTTTAGTAATATTAGAGAACAATCTTCTAGCGTACATATTCTCGCTCATTTCAAGTGAAATAAGCAAAACTGTTTTACCAGCCATGGCTATATTACTAGCAATATTGCCAAGAAATACACTCTTACCAACATTTGTTTCCCCGGCAAATACATATAACGCTCTGCCATTTTCTAGAAAACCACCACCAAGCTTATTGTCAAGCCACTTCCATCCAGTCTTAACATAGTTCTCCTCTTTATGGAGTTCCGCTAAAAAAGCATCAACATCTTTGAATAAGTCCAATCCTAGACTTTGAGTTAAATTTATATTAACGGATTTTTCAAATTTTAAAACCAGCTCCGCGGTGTCTAGTGATCTTGAATCTAGCTTTTCGGCTGCATCCAGGAGCGAGTGGTAGACTGCTTTCTCTTTTAAAAAAGCTTCTGTATTTGCTAACAACTCTGACTTAAAGAATTTTTTGTCAATGTCACTAAATGATGATACCACTTTTTTGAAGCTGTTCTTCAACTCTTCGGTATTTAAGTATGCCTTTATTTCTGAATTTGTAGGAATTGTATTATTTTTTACAAAAAATTCCTTAATAATAGAAAAGATATTTTGTATATCCTTGTTTTTAAAATATTTTAATTCTATAAAATCTATGATGCTACCCAAATAGGGTGGGTCAGTTAGACTGTTGAATATTATTACGCTCTCATAAAAATCTAAATCTAGATTGCGCTTTAAATTTTTATCTTTATCTGTTGTACTTTGCTTCACCATTTGCTTATAAATTTCTTATTACTATCATTCCATGATTTATCATTGATATCTCTCAATCCCGGGCTTTCATGATATAATAATATAGGCCATACTCCAAGTTTCAATTTATTATAATTGCATGTAAGACTGAAGTCAATATCATAATGGTGCCATTGGAACGACTCATCAAATCTGGCTTTAGATTTCTTGATTCTTTCCGTGTTGAAGGCCAGGAAGACACCATCCAGAAGAGCCACACGTGAAGGCGTTTGACCGAAGTTTGTGAGCATCATGCTGCTTGTAGAATTGGGATGAGCAGCAATTCCCCTGCAGTCTTCCCTGCTCACCATCCAATGCCATAAATTCTTTTCAACTATTCTAGGATTTAATCCTCCTGCAACACCAATTACATCAAACTGTCTAGTGGCATCATACAAGCATTTTAAATTGGTATACTCAAGAGAAACATCGTGATGACAGAGTACAGTGATCTCATATTCTGCTTGTTCTATGATGTTATTGTAATATTCTGGCAATCCTTTTGTTTTGTTTTTATATTCTATGTGGAGTTTAGCCGAATCTTTATTCACATTAAACGTATTGTCAAGTAAGCAGTTACCGTCAAGAGGGCTTATACTAAATACACCAATCATTACTAAATTATATCATAAAACTATAAATAATCAATCATATGCATAAAGATACCCATCTAATATTTGAAGCCTATAACAATCATTTGAATGAAATGGCAACATATGCAAAGAACAAGCTTGAAGTGCCAGGTGAAAAATTGCAGAACTTACCAGGTGGAGGGTATGGTTTGACTAAAACTGCCGCAAAGAGTGGCAAGAGTATAGAGCAAGTAGTTGCTGATTTAGCACAAAAAATTCAATCTGCATTATTTAAGAATGAAAAACATAAAGTAGGCAGTGAGGAATACGATCTTTATTATCCCGGCAATGCAATGAAATTTAAAAATGAACTCACAGACTTAATTCAAAAGGAATTAGGATTAGGCAAAACTGAAGCGACTTATACTTCTAGAATAGTAAAAAATATATTAAACATAGTTATACATGATGAAGAAACAGGTGGTGGTGTTGCCAGACCGGACAGAGTAAAGACTGCTGTAAAGACAGCTGTTGCTGCTGCACCAGCAGTGAAAACCGAGACTGTTTACGAAATAGATAAATCAGTAAAACAAGATGATAAGAGCTTGCGTTTCATAGTATTGAATCTGCCTGATGAAGATGTATTGGAAACTGAAATACTAAGTGTATTAAAGACAGCTATTGATGAATATAATGACAGGCCAGGAGTTGAGCCTTTGAAGATCAGATCTTATGATTTGCTTGATAGGTTAAAAGAAGCAGGTGTTTTGAAAGAAAAACAAATTGAAAAGCAAGCTGCCGAGGGAGAGGGATCAGGAGAAGTAGAAACAATAGAAGATTTCCCCACGGGAGATGACGCTACTTCAGCTGCAAAGACCTTGGGATTTGACCTGGGTCAGAAGTTTGATGCATTTGACGACTAAGTTCAAGTACTGAACGGGCTATTAAAATCAAAATTACCAATGGAT